AAAAAAAGGAAATAATTATATTTTAAATAAATCACATGGAGGTGAAAAAGAGATATTTTCAGATGAGTTTTTATCTAGATTTATCAATGAACAATTAAAAACTCCATTTTAATAAAATATATCCCATAAAATATAGTTTTATATATTTTTTTTTCTTTAGCAATATTATAAATATGGGAGGCGGTTTAATGCAATTAGTAGCTTATGGCGCACAGGATGTCTATCTTACTGGCAATCCTCAAATAACCTTTTGGAAGGTTACCTATCGTAGACACACTAATTTTGCAATGGAGAGTATTGAGCAAACTTTCAATGGCCAGGCCGATTTCGGTCGACGTGTTACTTGCACCATTTCTAGAAATGGTGATTTGGCTTATAGAACCTATTTACAGGTAACTCTTCCTGAAATTAATCAAGCAATGTCTAGTCATCCTACACCAACTACTAACCCTCGTGAGACAAATCAGGGACAACATGGTGTATTTGCTAGATGGCTTGACTGCCCTGGTGAGCAACTAATTTCACAGGTAGAAGTTGAGGTTGGTGGTCAGCGCATTGATAGACAATATGGTGATTGGATGCACATTTGGAACCAATTAACTCTTTCTGCTGAGCAGGAAAGAGGTTATCACAAGATGATTGGTAACACTACTCAACTTACATACATTACTGATCCTGCCTTTAACTCTGTTGATGGCCCTTGTGAATCTAATGCTCCTCGCCAGGTCTGTGCTCCTAGAAATGCTCTCCCTGAGACCACTCTCTATGTACCTCTTCAATTCTGGTACTGCCGTAATCCTGGTCTTGCATTACCTCTTATTGCCCTTCAGTACCACGAAGTCAAGATTAATCTCGATCTTCGCCCAATTGATGAGTGCCTTTGGGCAGTTGATGAACTTAGTTTTGGCGCAGAAATGGAGAGCGGTACCGGTCTTACTAAAGCCCGATGTGGTAAAAAGGTTCCCACTGCCTATGCGCAATCCCTTGTTGCTGCATCCCTCTACGTAGATTATGTATTCCTTGACACTGATGAGCGCCGGCGGATGGCACAGAATCCTCATGAATACTTAATTGAACAACTTCAGTTCACTGGTGATGAATCTGTTGGTTCATCATCGAATAAAATCAAACTTAATTTCAATCATCCATGCAAAGAACTTGTTTGGGTTGTTCAACCGGATGAGAATGTAGATTATTGCGCTTCATTTGAATGCTCTCAACCATTATTTGCTGTATTAGGTGCCCAACCTTTCAATTACAGTGATGCAATTGATGCTCTCCCTAATGCCCTTCATGCATTTAGTACTAAGGATGGTCTGGTTTCTGGTAGTAGAGGCACTAGTGGTGAAAACCAAGGATTTATTGACAACAGAGGTCTCTTCCAGCAAGCAGGACCCCTTGATGCCGGAGTAGATTCTAGTGGTAAAACTATGACTCCTGATTCATTACAGGGTGGTCTTGGTGATTCTAACGCTGTAACAGGTTCTGATAAATATAAAACTTCACATACTAGTTCCGCCGCGGCAGCAGATAATAGCGTAGTTGGTAGTGGCAATGGTTGGGATACTAATTATTCTGCTCCTAACTTCGGTGCAAGTCAGAACAATACCAACAGAGTATTAGTTGGTGTATCTGATGCGGGTACATTCGTACTTGCTGAGACTGCTCTTCTTATGCACTGCTGGGGTGAGAATCCAGTTGTCACTGCCAAACTTCAACTCAATGGTCAAGATCGTTTCTCTGAGCGCGAAGGCACTTACTTCGACCTTGTCCAACCTTTCCAGCACCACACTCGCACCCCTGATACCGGCATTAATGTCTACTCCTTCGCCCTTCGCCCCGAAGAGCACCAGCCTTCTGGCACTTGCAATTTCTCCCGAATTGATAACGCTACTCTCCAGTTAGTTCTTTCTAATGCGACTGTCGAGGGTACTAAGACTGCTAAGGTCCGTGTCTACGCGACTAACTACAATGTCCTCCGTGTCATGAGTGGTATGGGTGGTCTTGCTTACTCTAACTAAATTAGATTATTTTGTTTTTTATTTCAAAATTAACTTTGATTTCATTTTCTTTTTCAAGATAAATAAAATATAACATTTATTTAAAATATTATATTTTAACTATTATATTAGCGTTATATATATGCCATCTAAAACACAAAAACATAGAACAACCCATAATAAAACAAAAAAAAATATGAAGGTCGATGATTATGTAATTGCTATTCCTTCTTATAAACGCGCTCATATTTTGAAGGAAAAAACCCTTGATCTTTTGAAACGACAAAAAATTCCAAAGCAAAAAATCTATATTTTTGTTGCTAATAAAAAAGAGCATGATGAATATAAAAAAGTATTACCACCCTATTATCATAAAATTATTATCGGAAAAGTGGGTATGAAAAATATTCGTAATTTTATATCTGGTTATTTTCCACTTAAAAAGAAAATATTCAATATGGATGATGATATACGCGAATTTATACAATTATCCAAAGATAAAGTATTTGATAAAAAATATGAAAGTTTTGTATGGAAAACACCAAAATTAGACAAGTTTATCAAACAAGGATTTAAAGAACTATTAACCCATAATATGCAATTATTTGGTATATATCCAGTGGATAATCCTTTTTATATGCGTAAACGTGTTACCTATAATCTTCGATATGTGATAGGTTCATGTTGGGGGTCTATTAATAGTGATGTGCGGGTTACGATGGATGATAAAGAAGATTATGAGCGGTCTCTTAAATATTATATCAAAAATAAAGGGGTGGTTCGTTTTGAAAACATATCCGTTAAAAGTGGATATTATACAGAAAAGGGTGGAATGCAAGAAACCCGTACAAAAGATCGTGTATTAGCCTCTGCCAAATTATTAGTGAAGCGATATCCGGATCTTTGTGTGCTTAATTTAACTAAAAAATCAGGATATGCAGAGGTTAAACTGAAAGATATGAAACATAAGTATGATAAAGATATTCCTCCTCCAAAAAGATTATAATTAAGAAATAAGTAAATATATATTGTTTATATTTTTACTTAATAAAATAATATTAATGATATTTATATGGTAAATTTGTTAGTTTCTATCTTAACTTCTGGACAACTACACTATTTAAAGGAATGTGTTAAATCAGTACAAAATCAGTTAGGTACAAAAATAAACTATTCTATACATATTAATGTAAATTCAACAAATGAAGATTATTATGATGAAGTCAAAACGGCATTTCCAGATATGTATGTATTTAAAACAGAAAGTAATGGAAAACCAGGGAAAGGACATAATAGTAATTTAGCTCATTTCAAAAAACAAAAAAAATACACATTATTACTTCCATTAGATGGTGATGATTTCTTATATCCATATGCATTAAAACGTTTAGAATACTATTTAGCATATAATCCAGATATCTTGATTTTACCTTATAATGATATGTTAAATGATAAATATCCAGAAAATTGTTTATCAGCAGTGATTGATGATAAATGTTATTTTAATTATAATAATTTCGTAGATAACATGCGTGATAATTGGTTAAAGCAAAAAAAAAATCCATTAACCAACAATATCAACTCTACAAATACAGGTGGTCGCCTTTTTTTGATAAGTAAGCGTGGATTAAAAATAAATTTAGAATATACAGAAACGCTTGGAATTTATGATGATACTGTGCCTTTCTTACAAATATTAGAATACTATAATCTCCACAATGATTTGAATATTTATATATTAGAAGATGTAGACATGTATTTATATAACAAAATTAATCAAGATTCGGTTACTCATACATTTAATCCACAAAAAGATACCAATTCTGAAGAAACCAATTTTAGAGAAGCAGTAAAACATAAATTTTTATCTATAAGAGATTTCAAAATCGCACAATTCAAATTTTTGAAAACAGATCCTTTACCAGAATTTAGTGCAGTTGATAAGTTTAATTTTACACGTAAGTTAGTTAGTAATATCAATTTAGAAGAAAAACCTCATAAATATGATAACTATAAATTATTTATTTCTCATGCGGTTGGAAAAAAAAATGCCGATATGCTTAGAATCTATATCAAACAATACCTTATTTGTACATCAGTATATAATAAAGAAGATATAGAACATTTGAAACGTTTTTTACTAAGTTATACATTATTTACTGATACTAATGATACTATTAATATTGTTATTTTTACTCTTCCATCATTTAAATCTATAATATTAGATTTACTTCAATTACTACACATTAAAAGTAATGTTATTGCAAATATCAAAGAAAATACACCAATAGATACATTTCTTCATTCATATCATTTAGATTCTATACCTAATATTAATATATATAATAAGATTATTTATTTAAAACCATATACTATATTCAATGGCGTACTAAACCCATTATTAGACAGTAT